CTTTTGGGATGCAGAGACTAAGAAGTATTACAAGTGGGATGAGTTAATGGAATTAAAAAAAGAGAGGGAACAAAATGAAACTTAATATTGCTGGTACAGAATATGAATTATCAGATAATCATTTTGATAAATTTAATAAAAAGTTTAACCATATATCTGATGAACAAATTGAATATGAATTTAAAACTTTTGGTTGGGAAGTAGAGGAGGAACAAAATGACACAATATGATGAAGCTGTTGAGAAGCAAAGAGAAATGCTTGAGTTAGAAAAACAAGCCAAAGCCATTACAGCTATTGACACTAGGTTCAAAGATGGGTTATGGTATAAACAAACCACAGACTATGCTAATGGTCGAAGGGTGACAGAGTACAGAGACAAACGCAGAGCAACAATAGAGGAGTATATACATGGCGAAGACATGGCGAAAGACTGAGCACACTCCTGCTACAGGTGTTCGAGGTAAAAAAACAAGTCAAGGTAGAGGTAATGTTGGCACATCTACCATGAACAAAAATAAAAAAGCCAACTTAAAAAAATATCGAGGGCAAGGTAAATGAAAGAGAAGATGATAACAATTAAAGTTCCAGAGTCTAGACTTAAATGGATTAAGGAAGAATACAAACTAGCCAAGTGGGGAGTCAATGGTTTGTTTGAGTATGGTGGTATGGATATCAAAGAAGCACATGCATTAGCAGATATTCTTTGTCATGTTAGTGAAGTGTTTCAACTTGAGGATGAGTAGTGAACATATTTTATTTTAGTGATTGTCCAATAACGTCAGCAAAAGCACAGCCGGATAAGATGCTAGTGAAGATGCCATTGGAAACAGCACAGATGTTATGCACAGCACATAGAATTGTGGGTAGTGAAGACTATTGTAATAAACATAATTTATACAAAGAAGCATACAAAAATCACCCTTGCACCATATGGGCTAGAGAATGTAGTGCTAATTATCTTTGGTTGTATGCTCACTTTTTAGCTTTGGGCAGCGAGTATAAGTTTAGATATGGAAGAGAACATGCAAGTATAACTAAACTAAAAATGCCTTTAGTTAGATTGCCTGCTAATATTAAAATGGCATATGAAAAAACACCACTAGCACAGGCTATGCCGGATGAGTATAAACACGAAGACCCAATCGTTGCATATCGTAGATATGTGATAAATGAAAAACACTATGCCAAGTGGGATCGAGGTAGAACTAAGCCTGTTTGGTGGACAACATAGGAGGTTGCATGAAGATACTAAGAGATCAAATATACCAAGCTTGTAAAGATAATTTCAAAGCACAAATTGAAAAACATATTGTTAACACAGAGGTTATGATGAGTAATCCTGTTGGTGTTGCTGAACATCCCGATGTAATGGAAAGCATTGAAAGCGAACTTACAAAGATTGCACACTATCATGATATGCTAGAAGCATTAGAAAATTATTTATAAAAGTGCTTTACTTTATAAACTTTTTGTGGTATAATACAAGCTTATGAATTACTTAGCAATGAGATTAGATTATTGGACTTCAGAACTAACGAGTGATGAGTATCGTAGGTTTGCAAACTATATGTATGAACATGGACAAAACGTGGGGCATACAGTGGAAAAACTTGATGATACTTTCAAGGTTACACTGAATGAAAATTCTATTATTCATTGGGAAGAAATTCTCAATTCAATAAGAATTGATTAGTATACTATGAGATAGCCCTCAAACAACCCTTCCTTTAACTCATGGTATCCAACATTCGTTGGGCAAGTTGCCGGTCTTGTACCCCTAACCGGCTTTCATTTTGAGGGGATTAATAATTTATTTTAAATAAACACTTTACTTTTTTATAAAAGTATGTTATAATGTGTCAACTTAATACAACCTATGGAGGAAAAAAATATGTATGAGTATGTAAAAGGAAAGGCTATGTGGGCTAACATCACATCGCCTAACACGAGGTTTGAACCTCACAAGTATGGCTTAACTGTCCTTACTGATTCTGAAACTGCTTCTAAGTTAGAAGACTTAGGACTAACTCAAGTCAGAGCTAGAACAGGTGAGTTAAAATATGATGAACCTGCTTTCACGTTTAGCAGCAGAGCAACCAATAACGATGGTACTACCAGAACAGCACCTAAGTTATTTGATATTGATGGTAATGCTTTGGATGTAAGTGTTGGTAATGGTTCAGAAGTAACTGTAAAAATCAAACCATATAAAAATAATTATGGTAGATTTGCAGAGTTGATTGCAGTTAAAGTTGAGAGCTTGGTTGAATATGCAGAAGCTGATTCCGATAACGAGGAATTTTAACTGTGATTATCACTGTAAAAAATGATGATGCAGTTACTAACTTCGACATAGACTTGATTAGTGACGAGCAAAAGAAACAAGAAGCTACAGTTATTGTGCAGAAGGTTGGAAACTTGCAAGTCATTATCGAAGCTTTAGACTTTGCTTCAAGAACACATCGAGCTAACTTAGAAAAGCTACTTGGTGATTGTGATGAAGCAGTAGTTGAAACAGATCGTGCTAGAGATGAAAAGGGTCAGTTCGTTGGAGACGACCCTTCAACTTTAGAGAATGAATCTGTAGTATCAAAAGATAAGACAGATACTTAACTAATATGAGGGCTAACATGGAAGATCAAACTTGGGACAAGGTACATCAACCCTGTCCAATTTGTAGCAGTAGTGATGCTGTTGGTGTTAATCAAGATGGTTCGGCAAAGTGCTTCAGTTGTGGAGCATTTATGCCTAACTATCAACAAGCATGTGAGGGAAAAGATATGACAGTAGCAACAAAACCTATTGAAACTAAACAACCTGATAACTTGAACGAAGGTAATTTTATAGCATTGACTGATAGAGGTATCTCTAAAAATACTGCTCAGAAGTATGGTGTTAAAGCTGTACAAGATTTAAACGGTAAAGTAATAAAACACTTGTACCCATATTACAACGGTCATGAATTATCAGCCACTAAGTATAGAAATACAGTCACAAAAGACTTCTTTGTACAAGGTAGCTATAACGAAACAGGATTGTTTGGTCAACAGTTGTTTAAGAGTGGCAAGTATGTCACCATAACTGAAGGGGAGTGTGATGCAATGGCAGCTTATGAACTACTTGGTAGTAAGTGGGCTGTAGTATCCATCAAGCGTGGTGCACAAGGTGCAGTAAAAGATATCAAGGAAAGTCTTGAGTTCTTTGACGACTTTGAAAATGTTATCATTGCTTTTGATAATGACAAGGCAGGTAAAGATGCTTCTGTCAAAGTTGCTAGGCTTTTCAAGCCGGGAAAAGCTAGGATACTCACACTTCCTAATGGTTGGAAAGACCCAAATGATATGCTACGATCAAACAAACACAAGGATTTTGTAGAATCATGGTGGTCAGCTAAAGTTTATACACCCTCTGGTGTTATCAATGTTACAGAGCAACGTGAGAAGTTTCATAATCGTGAGAAGAAACAAAGCATACCTTACCCTTATGAAGGGCTTAACAAAAAGCTGTATGGCTTGAGACAAGGTGAGCTTGTAACTCTTACAGGTGGAACAGGACTTGGTAAGTCTAGTGTAACAAGAGAGATAGAACATTGGCTTGTAAAACAAACACAAGATAATGTAGGTATCATAGCATTAGAAGAAGACTGGAGACGTACCATTGATGGTATACTGTCTATAGAAGCTAACGCTAGGTTATACATTGACCAAGAACGTGAGAAGTTTTCTAAAGAAGAACTTGATAAGATGTTTGACATCTTGTATGATGGTGAGAATAAAAACAGAGTATGGGTTCACTCACACTTTGGCACTAACGACATTGATGATATCTTTACCAAGCTTCGCTTTATGATTATTGGCTGTGATTGCAAATGGATAGTGGTCGATCACTTACATATGTTAGTCAGTGCAGTGCATGAAGGTGATGAGAGACGAGCCATTGATGCAATTATGACTAGGCTAAGAAGTTTAGTTGAAGAGACAGGTGCAGGTATTATACTTGTGTCTCATCTTAGACGTGTCGATGGTAACAAAGGACACGAGAATGGAATTGAGGTAAGCCTTTCTCATCTACGTGGCTCTAATAGTATTGGTCAGTTATCAGATTGTGTTATTGCATTAGAACGTAATCAACAATCAGACGACTTTGATGAGTCTAGAACTACAAAATTACGTGTACTTAAATCAAGATACACAGGTGATGTAGGTATGGCAGCTAGAGTTATCTATGATGCAGAAACTGGCAGACTATCTGAATTAACTAACGATGATATAGAGTTTGATAACTCTGGTGATGAGGGATTTTAAATGAGATTAGTATTTGACATAGAGACAGACGATCTTAAGGCTACAAAAGTATGGTGTATTGTTGCACAGAATCCTGATTCAGGTGAGATATTTAAGTTTCCACCAGATAAACTAGAAGAAGGATATAAGTTTTTAGAAACAGCAGATACTTTGATTGGTCATAATGTTATAGGGTTTGACATTCCTATAGTAGAAAAGTTTGGTAACATCGACTTAAGTAACAAGGAAGTTATTGATACTTTAGTTTTATCAAGACTGTTTAATCCAACACGTGATGGTGGACATAGCCTTGAGACTTGGGGTTACAAGCTAGGCTATCCTAAGATTGAGTTTGAAGATTATCTTAATTACTCTGACGATATGTTAAACTATTGTGTTCGTGATGTAGAATTAAACACTAAAGTATTACAAGAACTTCGTAAAGAATCAAAAGGTTTTTCACCTCAGTCAATTAATATTGAACAAGGTGTTGCTTATATTATGAAACAGCAAGAGCAAGATGGCTTTGCTTTTGATATGCAATCAGCACTTAGTTTATTAGCAGAGCTTAGAGAAAAGAAACAACAGCTTGAAGACCAAGTTCATTCCACATTTAAACCTAAGTGGGTAGACACAAAAGAAGTTACACCTTACATTAAGAAAGATGGTAACCTATCTAAGCGTGGACTAACTGACGAAGAGTATCAACGTTGTTTAGATACAAACAACTTCAATCCTTTTATGCGACAAACTTTACAAGAGTTTAATCTTGGTTCTCGTAAACAGATTGGAGAATATCTTATTGACTTTGGTTGGAAGCCAGATAGATTTACACCTACTGGTCAGCCTATTGTTGATGAGAAAACATTATCTAAGATAACTCATATCCATGAAGCAAAACTTATTGCAGACTTTTTACTACTGCAAAAGCGTATAGCTCAGATTGATTCGTGGGTAGAAGCTGTTAAAGATGATGGTAGAATACATGGATTTGTTATTCCTAATGGTACAATTACCGGAAGAATGACACACCGAAACCCTAACGTTGCACAAGTACCTTCCGTTCACAGCCCATATGGTAAGGAATGTAGATCATGTTGGACTGTTCCAGATGGACACAGTCTTGTAGGTGTAGATGCAAGTGGATTAGAGCTACGCATGTTAGCACATTATATGGATGACAAGGAGTATATAAATGAAATTATTAATGGAGACATTCACACAACTAACCAAAACTTTGCTGGACTTAAATCAAGAGATCAGGCTAAAACTTTCATCTACGCACTCGTTTACGGAGCAGGAGATGAGAAGATTGGAAGCATCATTAAAGGAAGCAGAGCAGAAGGTAAGAAGTTGCGAGAACGCTTTCTTAGTAGTCTCCCAACATACAAGTCTCTTAAGGAACGAGTTGATAGAGCAGCTTCAAAAAATTTCCTCAAAGGATTAGACGGCAGGAAGTTATATATAAGAAACAAACACGCTGCACTTAATACCCTACTTCAAGGAGCAGGTGCTATCTTAATGAAGAAAGCTTTAGTAGAATTAGATAGTGTGTTAAAACTAAACGCTATTGATTATAGGTTTGTTGCCAACATCCATGACGAATGGCAGATTGAAGTCAAAGAATCTCAAGCTGATTTTGTTGGAGAGATGGCAGTTAAAAGTATTATAGAAGCAGGTGAACATTTTAATCTACGCTGTCCGATGGATGGCGAATATAAAGTAGGAGGTAATTGGAGTGACACACATTAATCATACACTTGACAACCGTAAAGGAGATATGGCTGAGTTTTATGCAGTCACGTGGCTTTGGGATAATGGCTATGAAGTATTTAAAAACTGTGGCTGTACTGGTCCAGTTGATTTAATTGCTACTAAAGATGGAGAGACAACTCTTATTGATGTTAAAACTAAATCCGGTAGGTCGGGTAGAACTAGAAGTGATGAGCAGGTAGAACTAAATGTTAAACTTTTAAACTACAATCCAATCACTCGTAAATTAAATTTTGTAAACCATAAAAAATAATATGACTAAATCTAAAAAGACTCTTGACACAACAAGCCAAGAAGTATATAATAAATTGTCGGCTAAGAAAAAATCATCCGAATCAGGTCATTGGTACACTCAAGAGGGTGAGCCGATGTATACTATTATAGGTGCTAACGGTAAAGAACGCAACACTACATTACGTGATGCCAAGAAAGATAACTTAGTACCATCAGTGACTACTGTATTAAGCATGGTAGCCAAGCCCGGATTAGAAAACTGGAAGATCAATCAAGCATTAAACTCTGCACTTACTTTAGAGAAAGAAGAAGATGAATCTATTTCTGATTTTGCTTACAGATGTAAACAAGATTCTAAAAGGATAGGACAGGAAGCTGCAGAAGAAGGAACTAAGATTCATGCAATGATTGAACGAGGTTTCTTAGGCGAAGAAACAAATCCAACCTATGAAATAATACAGTCTTGGTTAGATGAAAACTTTCCGGATGAAGAATGGATAGCAGAAGATTCTTTCTGTGCTGACTTAGGTTATGGTGGTAAGATAGATTTATATTCTAAGTCTGGTATCTTTGTAGACTTTAAAACTAAAGATAATCTAGAAGGCAAAGACCCTGCTCGTTTAGTTTATGATGAACATGGTATGCAGTTGTCAGCCTATGCTCAAGGCTGTGGCTTTGATGATGTAGAACGAGTGTCTATATTTGTTGATCGCAAGGACAAAGAACTTATAGCATGTCATATATGGGATAGAGACTCCCAAACAAAACATACAGAAATGTTTAACAACATTTTAAACTATTGGAAATTAGTAAAGAACTATGAATCAAAAAAAATCTAAACAGTTAAGACGAAGAGCAGAAGACTTACTTATTGAGTGGTTAAGAACAATGATTCCCGATGGAGAAGATACATCTAGGATTAATAGAAATAATCTTAATGAGTTCTTACCAGAACAAACTCATATCTTTGCTAACAATAAATTTCTATTGAGTGCATACAGCTTGAGATGGTTTTACAAACAAGTAAAACGTAATCCTAACATTACACTTGGAGACTTGAATGCCTAGAAGAGTACCTAGAAAACCTAGACCTAAAAAGATTAATGTACCTAAAGGCTACGATAGTAGATGGGAATATGATATACATCAATCTGTTTTAAAAGATTGGGAACATCATAATAATTATATAGATTATGTTGTTGAACATAAATATGAACCCGACTTTATAAAAGTTATTAATGGTCAAACTATATTGTTAGAAGCAAAGGGTAGGTTTTGGGACTATGCTGAATACAGTAAATACATTTGGATAAGAGAAGCTTTAGAAGAACAGATAGGAGTATTTGAATTAGTATTTTTATTTCAAAAACCTTTTGCTCCCATGCCTTATGCTAAGAAAAGAAAAGATGGAACAAAAAGAACCCACGCTGAATGGGCAGAGAAAAATAATTTTAGATGGTATAGTGAAGACACACTACCTAACGAATGGAGAACTTATGAATTATAAACCTAGAGAATATAAATTTAATGAACGCAGACATATAATTGAACTAAAAGAATACATTGATGGTACATATGGTGAGCACTATGCTTCAGATAAGTATCAAGCTACTGATGTTATCATTGATTCAGGACACGGTGAAGGTTTTTGTATGGGTAATATTTTAAAGTATGCAAAAAGGTATGGAAATAAAGAAGGAAAGAACAGAAAAGACTTGCTAAAAATATTACATTATGCTATAATAATGCTTGACATTCATGATAAGGAGTCACCGAATGGTTGATGATAAAGTAGGTATCAAGGAATATCTTGGTATAAAAATTAATTACAGTAATGAAAAACTATTAGATAAGTTTAGCCTTGATACACTCAAGGATAGATACTTATGGAAAAAAATAAATAACAAAGGAGAATACGAAGTCAATGAAACACATGCACAAGAAGCCTTCGCAAGAGCATCAGTCTTCGCAGCTACATATAAAGGTCACACGGATTTTGAATTGGCTCAAAGGCTTTATCATTACAGTTCCAATTGTTGGTTCATGTTTAGCACTCCTATACTTAGTAACGGAGGAACAAGCCGTGGGCTTCCTATTAGCTGTTTCCTTAATTATGTACCTGATAGCAGGAATGGTTTATCAGATCACTATGATGAAAATATATGGTTGGCATCTTCGGGTGGAGGTATTGGTGGATATTGGGGTGACGTTAGGAGTAACGGTATATCTACTACTCACGGCAGTCGTTCTACTGGTTCAATTCCTTTCATACATGTAGTCGATTCACAAATGTTAGCCTTTAATCAAGGCACAACTAGACGTGGAAGCTATGCAGCTTACATGGACATATCTCATCCGGAGATTGAAGAGTTCATTAACATGCGTAAAGAATCAGGTGGTGATATTAATCGTAAGAATCTTAATCTTCACAACGGTATCAACATTACCAATGAGTTCTTGAAAGCTGTTGAGGAAGATGCAGACTTTAGATTGATTGACCCTAAGACTAATGAGCCTACTAAGATTGTTAATGCTAGAGACTTGTGGTGGCAGATCATCAACGCAAGAGCAGAGACCGGTGAGCCATACATGATTAATATAGATACATGTAACGAAGCCTTACCTAAAGAACAAAAAGATTTAGGGTTAGAAATCAAACAGAGCAACCTTTGTTCTGAGATTACCCTGCCTACTAACGAAGAACGAACAGCAGTGTGTTGTTTATCTTCTGTAAACTTAGAATACTTTGATGAGTGGAGTGATAATCCTCTGTTCATTGATGATTTAATAACCATGTTGGATAACGTACTTCAACACTATATAGATAATGCTGTAGATACAGACAATCTAGGAGAATATAATGCAAACTTTAAAAGATTTCAAAAACATATTAAGCCGGGTAAGAAAGGGTTTCTTAAATCTGC